AGAAGAGACTCCGCAGAAAAGGTATGTGAGATTTATGACAGGCAATTAATTTTTGGAGAACATCTTGGTATAAGATGGAGATATTAAAAACAATTTAAAAATGAAGAAAATGATTGATGAAATCCTGGAATATTATCCAGACGAAACGTTCCTGAAAGCTGACGGATTTGATGACGCTGTGATCGGCGTTGAAATAGCTGATCCGATGCGCCTTGTCTATTCAGTTACAACAGTAATTGAAACACTGGTGACACGGGATGAAATGTCTCACAATTAATAAAACAAAATATATGAACACAGCAATGAAACACCTTATCGACACACTGGAACTCGATGTGTTGTCGTCAAAGATCCCCTGGATCAGTAAAGCAATTGATGAATCGCTTGAACTGGAAAAACAACAGATCGAACAAGCTTATTTCGACGGCACGCAACATGAAACGAACGGATTCGGCGTTGATCCTGGAAAGTATTTTGAAAGCTTAAAAATCGAATAATATGAAAGTAACAATAGAACTTGACGAAAAAGCCGACGCAATAGACGCCTTAAATGGCACGGAATGGCGAATAGCAATGTTTGAACTTGATCAAGAATTGCGAGGCATGGTGAAACACGGATTCGAAAAAGCTAAAGAACTTAACGACTGCGAAATAGACACCTATCACAAATGCCGTGAATTGCTACGAAATTTCATGAATGAATATAACCTAACTTTTGACGTATGAAACAAAAAGAATACAAACCAACACGACAAGATAAAAGCCGAAGCGAAATGGGCGCGATCGGAACACTGATCCTGGTGACAGTCATTTCATTAATTTTAATAATCAATTTAATCCTTAATTTAATATAACATGAACAAAGAAAAAGGAACAGTCGTCAACGTGACGCAATTACAAACAGTTTCTGAAAAATTCAGAAAACAAGAATTCACGATCAAAACGTTCGATGAAAATTATCCACAGTTTTTGACGTTTCAGGTTGTGAACGACAAATGTGATCTGGTGCGAAATCTAAACATCAACGATGTTGTCGAAGTTGCTTACAATCTTCGCGGTCGCGCATGGAATGCACCAGATGGCGCGGTAAAGTATTTCAATACAATCGAAGCGTGGTCGATCACGCTATCAAGCGCAACTTCACAAACAAGCGAACCTTTAAAACCAATAACGGATGAAATCGATGACGATTTACCTTTCTGACGACAAAAACATCGTTGATTTCATGCGATTGATGACAACCGATCGATTGAACAGTCGTTACAATATGAAACACCTGGCTGAAGATATGAACGTCAATTACTCAATGTTGTACAGATTTATGAAAGGAAAGCCAGTCGGACAAGAATTTTTTGTCGCATGGTTTAATTTTTTCATAAATTAGCGGATGGATTTCTGGAAAGTCGAAGCGTATCAAATCGCAAAAAAGATCACGTCAAACAATGAATTGCATTGTGACCTGGTTAGTCATGTGTTTATTTTGATGCACCGTTTCAACTTTCCAGAATCTGACACGCCAGCAGTTTTCGCGCGCTTCGCATATAATCAATGGAACTGGCAAAAGTCAGAATTCTGGCGATTGTATCGAAGCGAAGGCGAAGCACTGAACGATCTGGCTGATTCAATTGAAAAACCGTCTGAAAACAAATACAGCGAAATCCTTGACGCTTATCTTCATTCAAATGACGGCGATGATTTTATCAAGGAAATAACAAAAATGCACTTGTGCGGTATGACGTTTCGCGAAATCAAAGATCTGACTGGGATTTCACTGGACACAATTCACAAGGCAATAAAACAATTCAAAAATGATTTACATATTTATAGCGGTGGCAATAGCACGGGCATTGATGACGTTTAGCTGGTTGCCGAAAATGAAACCTTTCACATGTCAGTCATGCTTGTCATTCTGGACAGCTTTCACGCTTTATCTGGCTATCGACTGGACAATGATTCCGATGGCATTTATCGCGTATCTTATTTCTGACTTAATTTTGATTTATGAATATAAGTAACGCGCTTCTGTATCAACTGGAAAACTTTGGTCGTCACAGATACGCAAATCTTGACGGCACGCTAAAAGATGAACTGGCGATAATTTACAGTGATCTGGGAATGGGTAAATTGAACAAAGCTTGTGGCACATGTGTTCGGGTGGCAATGGACAAAGTAAACGAAAACAGAAAGCAAATGCAAAAGATTCATTTCGTCGGAAAGAAACAACAGACATTCAGTGAATTGAAAGCTGAAGCGAAAGCAAAGGGATTCAAGCTGTCAAGATCGACAAAGCGTGAAGACCTGGAATCGTTCCTGGAATCGAACAGAAATACATAATAAAAGGGAAATTATATTCATGGCAAACAAACACAAAGATATCGACAAAGACGAATTGCTTGAAATGGCTTATCGTTATTGTGATTTTTGTATCGCATCAACAAAAGAAATCGCAACGAATTCTGGCGTCAAACAAGTCAGGGAACGACACATTCCGACGGTATCTTATTTCCTTTTACACTGGCTTCGACGCGAACAGTTTGAATTCTATAAACGGACAAACTGGTATGATGCGATGAAGGATGAAACACATCCATTGTCGAACACTATAAAAGGAATAGACGAACTGTTCAATTCCCTTGCGCGTGATATTGTCGCCAATGAAGGCAAGGGCATCTTCTATGCAAAGAACAAACTGGGCATGCACGATCGCCAGCAACTGGAAACACGTAACGTGGAAAGATTCGATTTCGATGTCAACGATTAAAGGGTATCGACCGCACAGCAAACAACTGGAAATTCACAAGGCAATCAATGAAGGAAAAGAAAAATACTTTGCTTTGAATATTGGTCGTCAGTTCGGTAAAACAATGCTGGGCATCAACCAGCTGTTGTACTGGGCAATCAATGACAAGGGATGCACAATCGCCTGGATCACGCCAGTTTATAAACAAGGAAAGAAGGTCTTTGCTGAAATGGAACGCGCCGTCGCGAAATCTGGTTTGTTTGAATTCAACAAGTCGGACTTGCGGATCACTGGCTGTGGATCTTCGATTGAATTCTTTTCTGGTGAACGTCCAGACAACATTCGCGGAAACACATTCGACTACATGGTCGTCGATGAATTCGCGTTCACACGTCCTGAACTTTGGGACGAAGTTTTATCAGCGACTGTCCTGGTAAAAGGAAAGAAGATAATCTTCATTTCAACACCTAAAGGAAAGAACCATTTTCACCGCGTTTGTCTTCAGCAAAATTATGATGAACGATATCGATACTTTCACTTCACCAGCTTCGACAACCCAATGATCGATCCAAAGGAACTGGACGAAAGGAAGCGATCGTTGCCAGATCATGTGTTCCGTCAAGAATACCTGGCTGAATTCCTGGACAACGCTGGCGGTTTGTTCAAAGGCGTTTCGGATTGTATCGGTGAAGGTGATCGAACACCGCGCATGTACGGCGGTCTGGATATCGGACGCGCTGACGATTACACCGTTCTGACGATCCTGAATGAAAAAGGCCACATGGTTTGTGTTGAACGATGGCGACATGATGACTGGTCAAAGATCATTGACAAGGTCGCTGACTTGATCCGTAAACACAACGCGATCACAACAGTCGAAGTCAACAATCAAGGTGATGTGTTTCATGAAATGCTTCGAAACATGTTGCCGAACAAGATCGTTCCGTTCGTGACCACATCGAAATCAAAGCCAGTGTTGATCGAAGACCTGGCGCTGGCGTTTGAACAGCGAACGATCCGCGTCAAAGATATCAAATGGTTGCTTGATGAACTCGATTCATTTACCTATATTTACAATCCAAACACCAGGAACGTTCAATATAGCGCGCCCGTTGGTCTTCATGATGACGGCGTGATGTCTTTGGCGCTGGCCTGGAATTCACTGAAGAATAACAAATCGAAGGGACGTTATAACACATTAAGAATATGAAAGTAAAATTGCCAGCTTCAATACATGAATGCAAACCAGATCAACTGGTCAAGTGGATCATGTTGGCTGAAGTAATCAAAGAACGCCAGGATGAAGGATTGTTTCAGATGCTGGACTTTCAATGCCAGGTGATTTCAATCTTTTCTGGTTTGAAGGTCAACAAGGTCAAACAGATGGCCATTGAAGACGTTCATCGTTTGTCCAGTCACCTGACCAGGATGTTATCTGGTTATGTTTATTCCGAACCAATTGGTGAAGTTACTGTTGACGGAAAGCGATATGTATTTGAAAAGGATTTCAGATTGATAAGCACTGGACAGATCATTGACCTGAAGTTGATCGAAGACATCGCGTCAGATCCAGTTCAAGCGCTGGCGATTTGCTATATTGAAGAAGGCATGGAATATTGCGAAGAAGATGATCGCGGTCGCGTATTGAATCCGAATGAAAAGCGTTACGCTATATTCAAGGAACAATTCGACGGCGCTGAATTCATGAATTTCTTCAGTTTTTTTTTGCGCGAATCCGAGAAGCGGAAAGACGCTATTCTGGCGATCCAGACGATTCGGATGATGATGAATCAATCGACGACGATAAACAACATAAAGACCAGGAATGGTTTGTCTGGACAAGAATCATTCAACGACTCGCACAAGAAACTTCAACAACTATTGACGCAATCACTAAACAACCGTATGTGAAGACGTTGTTCTGGATGAATTACATAAAGCTAAAGGACGAACAAGAAAACATATTAATGAAACAACAAACTTCACGTCATGGCTGACTTCGACTTTCTTGAAGAATTCGGCGTTTCGGTTAGTGAAGCGGATAAGCCAGAAAGCGTTTACGAAAAGTTCATTCTGACCGTCGGCAACAAAGTAACCGCTGATCTTCGCGAATATATAATAAAGAACGCTTCGAATACTGGTGCGCTTGCACAGTCAGTCGTTTACTTTCCGTCTGGCGCTTTATCGTTTGACATTCAAGCTGATTCATACTATAAATTTGTTGATGAAGGCGTGAACGGTCTGGCGATGAATCATGCCAGTCAGTTTTCGTTTAGATATCCTGGCGTATCATATAACATGGCAAAGGCGATTCAAGAATGGAAAGGCCTGGACATGTCACACGCATTTGCAATCGCGACCAATATAAAACAGCGCGGTTTGAGACCAAAGAACATCACAGAAAATGTTATCACTGACGATTTGTTAAACATGATAGCAAATGATTTGGCTGAAGTTACTGGCTTGACGTTTGAAATAAAATTTGAAAAGGCGACAAAACAATGGCAATAACAATAACACAAGAACCGCAATATTTTCAACCTGGTTGCAATCCTTACATTTGGACGTTTTCAAGCGATCAAACTTTTCAACCGAATTTCAGTTTCATCGTTGAACTGTATGTCGGCGGTTCGCTGGTATCAACACACCAGGTCTTCAATGAATCTGGCGATTTTGGAAAGTTCGACGCCAGTGGTGACATTCGATGCTTGCTTACCAGTGAAATGATTACAACTGGATCATTGCTTACGTTTTACGATTCGGCCGTCAACACAGCATCGATTCGCGTTTACGAAAAATTCGGAACACCGCCAGTGTTGTCTTCAACTTATGCGCAATCGTCAAACAGTCGCGCCTGGAATGCTTCGCTTCGACACACTGATTTCGTTGACTTTGATCACCTGGATTACATGGTTTCAAGAACGAACCCAAATTCTGGGAATATTTTGTTCCTTACTGACTTTCCAAGGGACAGAAAGTATTTTGTCGGCTTGTTTGAAAGCGCATTTGTTACGTTCATAAACAGATCAAAGCCGAATGTTGAATTCATTCTTCAGCTTTACGATATCACTGGCGCAACGGTTGCAACTTACCAGGACACAATTACAGTCGGCGATCTTAATGTCATTGACTGTTCACCGCAAAACCTAATCACAAACACAACTTTGACATTGCTTGACTTTATGTCATGCGCGTATTTCACTGTTCAGGTTCAAGGTCTGGGCGTCGGAATTTATTCAGGGTTCACAGAAACGTTTACTTTCTGGATGGACACTGAATGCCACAGATACGAAACGAATCGTCTTCACTGGCTTAATAAATTGGGTGGATGGGATTCATTTACGTTCACACTGGTATCGACAAACTCGACCAAAGTCAAAACGTCGGAATATCAAAGGGAACGCGGTCAATGGAATTCAGACGGAACAAACTGGATTTATAACAGATATCACGGTGAACAGATGGCTTTCAACAAATCAGCGACTGACATGACGATATTGAATTCAGATTACATTCATGAAAGCGTTCAACAATGGCTGGCGCGTGATCTTTATGAATCGCCGAAAGTTTACCTGGAAAGGGCCGTCGGACAATATGAACCAGTCAAGGTAATGAATGAAAATTACAATTTGCAACAAAGAAGGGTTGACGGTTTGATCCGTGAAGTCGTTACTTTGGAAAGAACATACACATACAATTCTCAATTGACTTAATGGCCGGCGAACTTTACATAAACGATCGGCTTATCGACATTGATCAAACGTTGCCATTTCCGCTGACGTTCAACATTTCGGACATTCGCGATGTGTCGGCGCGCAAAGGAAACAAGTCGAAGACAATCACAATTCCAGGAACGAACAACAACAGCGCGTTGTTCAGGTCCATTTTTTTACTGACTTACACTGACGAATCGACATCAACGAATTCAGCGTTCCTGGACTTTGATCCCAGCATCAAGGCAACGGCTCGATATTATAATAACGGAATTCTTGAATTCAACGGGATCGCACAACTTCAGGAATGTAAAATGATTGATGGCGTCTGGTCATTCGATGTGACGCTGGTATCAGATACAAT